CCCGGAGAATTATCGACGCGTGCTCCCTCATGGATATACGCGTCCTCGACCACTTTGTGGTCGGAGGCACCGTGATCACCTCCATGGCCAGCCTTGGAATGATGTAGTCATCACATTTTAGAACCCTTCTGGGGTTCTTTTTTTACTTCTCATACCGCCCCAAAGCTACTCATTCCCACTCGACCCGCCCCGTATCGCCTCCTACACATAGCCCCTGGCCTCGACTACTCTTGCCCTCGGTCGAGACAATTAGATCGTTTAATCACACGTAGGATATGGATTATTACAAAAGGGGACGTGAAATTGCAGCGGAAGTCGAATGGGACGGCATAGCAATCTTAGAAATCGCAATTGCAGCACTTGAAGACGCGAACTTCCACATGGAGGTTGCGGTGCTCCGCGAAATGATGAGTCGCTTATTAGCTGAAATCATTCCTACCTAGCATCATGTCAATTGAAAAGCTAGCAAACCGAATTGCCACGCTCTGGGAGGATTTAGAGCACGAAGTAAGCAGTTCGACGATAGATATTATTAGTGAATTAGTCGAAAACAACCGGCTGTTGGAAAGGCAACGCCAAATTGATATATGCAGAGAAAAACATGGAAGGACCAATTAAGGACGATTATCAAAAGGAAGAGAAAGACTATCTTGTATCTTGACCAACTCTACCAGCACGAAAAGTTGCTGGGGAAAGGCCACCGAAAGAATCGGAACGTAAGAGCGAAGATTCGCCAGGTGGCTCAGGTTCTCCGAGACGAGGGCTTGCTGGAATTTAGGGAGCCGGGTGTTTATCGGATCATTAAGTAACGACTATGGCAATACGTGGAGATATAGAAGGGGTTTCGTGGTTCAGGCTATTCAGTGAGGACGTGGAGGTGTTTGGGGGTACGCGACTGGGTGAAAGACCAGCTACGTTTTACTTCGAAAAGGAGCAAGACTTGGAGAGCGTCGACGACCAGATCACAGTGTGTTTCGAAGTCGTGGACGATTACAAGTTAAGACTAGATTGGTACTTTACAGACCATGTTGCGTACAAGTCAGGCGAGATCGCGTTAGTGCTGAACGTTGACCAAGATGAGGCCGATGAGATTATGTGTGCTTACGCCAAGCTGTTATTTGGTGAGAAGATAAAGGCTCGACTTCTTGAATACGGTGAGTGCTCGTTCGAGGTAGACCTGTAGTCACTTTTCGATCTAAGCAATGAAAGGCCACCTTCGGGTGGCCTTTTTGTTTGTCCACACCCTATGCCCGGCTCTATGCACACCGCATGGGATACTTGAATAGGAAGTTCTACGTCCCTGGCCTCACGTCGCAATCGACATCTACTCTCTTTGTCTGACGTCAACGTGGGGCTAGGGGCACCATTTCATATGGTGCCCCGTTTTCAGTAAGGGTCTGCCCGCGCGACGCCAATTCATTCGGCACTTTCTTACATTACTCGCGCAGTCTTTGGGTTTGTGTGTTTACCAAAGACTCTTGGGATTCGGCTGTGACCCTTGCTGAAAACGGATTGCCCTAGACGAATCGTAGATCCGTGGTAGTGTCAATTCATAACCACAAATTATATGCAAACAACACAACAAGACATTAAGGAGTTATTAGCGATCGCAAAGCGTAAAGAGAAGGCCAACAAGACGCATAGCCTGCTCGTACTACTCATCCTCTCTCCGTTCTTAATCATACTCGGGGTCGTATTTATATCAGCCATGAGCGCTTTATCGAGCGTGTAAAGCACCACGACACCTTTCTTTAATATGTCAAAGAGCACAGAAGAAAGCACAGTAAAGAACAAGAAATTCCAGAATCTTATTCTATGGAAGCCTGGTCAGAGCGGTAACCCCAAAGGCTATCCAAAAGGCCAGCGCCACTACCGGACCATATATCTCGAAGCTCTCAAGCGCATTGCCAAAGAGACTAACTACAGCGTCGAGGACGTAGAGGACGCTATGACGACCACCGCCATAATGAAAGCCATTAAGGGGGACTTCTACTTCTACCAAGAGGTGCACAACCGAATCCACGGCAAGCCGAAGGAAAAGCTCGATCTCGGCGTAGGTGGGGGAACGCTCGCCGATCTATTAACCGCCGTATCACATGGAGGTAAACGAAAAGCAAGTAGCAAAGCTACACGAAAGAATAAGAAATGACCCTGAGTTCTTCTTCAATGAGGTACTCGGCTACGAGCCATGGGAACGCCAGCTTGAGATAAGCCGGAGCATTCGTGACCATCGAAACACAGCTATCCGATCATGTAACGGTGCTGGCAAGACCTTTCATATTGCCCACGAAGCGCTCCGCTTCCTCTTTTCATACAGCCCTTCAGTAGTCCTCAACACGGCGCCGGTCTGGACACAGGTCGAGAACCAATACTGGCGCTACTTCCGCGACGCATACAACAAGGCGCAATACCCACTCGGCGGGAAGCTCCTCAAGACCGCATACAACATCGCTGAGAACTGGTTTGCCATGGGACTGGCGAACGACGAGAACCGCATGGAGGCGTTCCAGGGATGGCACGCGAAGAACATCATGGTGATCTTCGATGAAGCGTCAGGTATCTCCCCAAAGATTTACCAGGCGGCACTCGGTGCGATGGCCGGGGGTACGATCGTTCGTTTCGTACTTATCGGCAACCCCACACAGAACAGCGGGCCGTTCTACGACGCGTTTAAAGACCCGTCATACAACAAGATCCGCATTAGCGCCTACGACGTGCCAAACGTGGCACAGCGGGCGCAGATTATCCCCGGCCTGGTCACGCACGAGTGGGTGGAGGAGCTCGCGCTCAAGTACGGGGAAAACAGCGACATCTTCAAGGTACGTGTGCTTGGGGAGTTCCCCATGCACGCGTCAGACACGCTCATATCCATCGACGCGGTGGAGCGTGCCTTTGGTGCCGACCGGGAGCTCATTAACCAGAATGATGAGCGGATCGGGCTCGACCCTGCACGCTTTGGGGATGATGACTCCGCCTTTGTGTACCGTCGTGGCAACTTCGCCAAGGTGCTCGAAGTCATTAACGGCAACAACACCATGGAGCTGGCAGGCAAGTCAGTCCAATACCTACGCGCGAACCCCGGTGCAAAGCTGTATATCGACGTGATCGGACTTGGTGCTGGGGTCTTCGACCGTCTTAAGGAACAGCCTGGTATTGCAAGCCGTGTCTATGGCGTGAACGTAGCAGGTAAGGCGAGGGACGAGGCGGAGTTTATCAATATCCGTATCGAGGCATGGAGCTCAGTACGTGACTGGCTCCGTGACGCTGTGCTGGAGAAGCACGAAGCGTTCTACGAACTGGCGAATCCGAAGTACAAGATCACATCAACGGGAAAGACTCAGCTCGAAGCGAAGGAGGACATGAAGAAGCGGGGTGTGGCGTCTCCGAACGTAGGGGATGCACTAGCACTCACATTCGCCCGACCAACAGAGGGGAGTAACTTGGGCGTTACGTGGATTTGAGCGTGATATAGTTTTTGCACATGCAATTGTTTTCTCTCTTTAAGCGTCTGGTGGGCAAGGAGCGATCATACGTTCCCGAACAATGGACCACGCTCAGTGGCGGAAGTGAATCGGACTCACGCAATCCTCTAGTAGCAAATAAGGAGTGGGTGTTCGTTGCGGTTGATCGCCTCGGTACTGCCATGACAGGTATCCGCTTCAAGGCAATGCGATACCAGGCTAATGGGGACGACCAAGAAGTATTTACGGGACCCCTTGTGAACTTCCTAGAACGTCCAGGAAAGGGATACACCGGCAAGGACTTTATATATCTCAACACCGTGTACAAGGAGCTCACCGGAAACGCGTTCTGGGAGCGTGTGGGTAACGAACTTAAACCACTTATCCCTACCCAAATGAGCCCGGTAGTGGTAAACGGCGCAATCACTGCCTTCAAATATGCAACTGGGGACGGATCGACCCGAACGATCTCCATCGACGACGTTCTCCACGACCGATACGTAGACCCTGCAAAGCCGTACTGGGGCATGAGTAAGCTCTCAAAGATCTCCCGATGGGTGGATACCAGTGCCTTCTCAAGTGAGTTCCTGCGCCGATTCTTCCTAAATGGCGCCACGTTTGGTGGGTTTATCGAGACCGAAGAGGAGTCAGAAGAACGTATCAAGCTCATTAAACTCGGAATTGCGAACGACCACGTAGGGGTAGAGAACGCCCACAAGACCGGAGTACTTCCTAAGGGTGCCAAATACCAGAAGGTCACGGGCAACATGGCCGAGATCGAGATGGGTGCTACCGATGACCGATACCGGGACAAGATTCTTGGTGCTTTTGGCGTACCGAAGACCCTAATCGGCCTCACCACAGAAGTGAACAGGGCATCAGCAGAAGCGGCGGAATACGTATTCTCACGCTACACCGTGAAGCCTATTGCAGACGACTTTATTTCATTCCTCAATACCTCAGTTGCTCCGCTCTTCGACAGGACCGGCAAGTACTACTTTGCATATGACGACTTTGTACCAGTAAACCAGGAGATAGTACTCAAGGAACGGGAGATTGCCCTTGGCCGTCAGGCATACAAGACGGTAAACGAGGTGCGGGCAGAATGCGGCCTCCCACCTATCAAGGGTGGGGATACCGTCTATGGCGACCCGTTCAAGGCGCCACTTGGTGACCCGGCACCTATGGACCCAGTGCCAGACAACACGGATAACAGTGATAACGAGCCTAAGAAGGCGATTCCACCCCGGCTACGCCAGACAGAGGAAAGGGAGCGAAGCATTGAGGCGGTTGTAAAGGACGCGTTCTCGGTTGTAAAGGACGTTGTAAGGGAGGAGGCACCTATAGCCAGCCCGGACCGTATGGCAGACGAAGTAGTGCACAAGAAGTTTGTTGCCCGAGTGGATGCCCACGAGAAGCTCCTCGCCCAAAAGGTACGGGACTTCAATAATCGCCAGCAACGGGATGTAACCATCAAGCTTAACCAGATGGTCAAGGCGGTTAACAAGAGCGATCTATTCGACCTCAATGAAGAGATGGAGATCCTTATTGATGCCGTCTCACCGATGCTCCGCGGACTCATGCTTGAGCAGGCTATCGAGGAATACAAGGCGGAGGGATTTGAGGGGACGTTTGATAGCGAGAAATCCACAATCACCCGAGCTATCGAGCTTGCAGCGAAACGCCTGGCGCGGTCATACAACAAGACGACCGCAGGGCATCTCAAGAAGGTGCTCAATGATGGTATCTCAGCGGGTGACAGCGTGTCACAGCTCGCGGAGCGAGTTAAATCGGTCTATGAGTACGCAAATGAGGTCCGTGCGCTTGCGGTAGCGCGTACAGAGTCGGTCTATATCGCCAATGAGGGGAGCAGGGAGGCATACCGACAAAGCGGGATTGTGAAGACGATCCGGTGGTATACGGCCGAGGATGAGAAGGTGTGCGAGTACTGCGGTCCCATGGACGGCAAGGTGATCGGCATTACCGAGGTGTTCTTCAATAAGGGTACTGAGGTGCAGGGCAGGGACGGAGGGACGCTTAAGACTACCTACCGTGCCATAGACGTGCCACCACTCCATACGAACTGCCGATGCCTCATAAGGCCGGAGGAGAGCGATATTAGTTAATCTGCATGTGGAATAGCGCGTGTAATAATCATTTTCAATGAAGCAACTTACCCAAGAGATCGCGAACGATATACGAAGCTGGATTGAGAGCGATGACGTTAAGTCGGTCCTCGATGAGACTACGAAAGCAAGCGACAGCGACCTCGGGTCATTCTCTGTTGTTATCTCAACTGAGAATATCGACCGCTACCAAGAAGTCATCAAGATGGATGGCTGGGAGCTTGAGCACTACAAGAAGAACCCTATCGTTCTTTGGGCTCATGACCACAAGCTACTCCCTATTGGTTATGCGAACACGATTGACGTTAATGACGGCAAGCTTGTAGCTACTGGCCGGTTCGCACCACACGCGCACGCGCAGGAGATCCGCAAGCTGTATGACCTTGGGATTGTCCGTGCTACTTCAGTAGGATTCATCGCGAAGGAATACGAGGGCAACCTCATTACGAAGGCGGAGCTCCTAGAGTTCTCTTTCGTGTCGGTCCCGGCTAACCCATACGCACTCGCCCTCGCAATGAAGAATGATGTCTCAGTCAACGAGATGGTCACAAAAGGCTTCTTTACGATCGAGGAGAAGGACGGCGAGGATGTGCCGGACGAAGTAAAGACCGAAGAGGAACCGGAAGTCCCAGCAACGATTGAGGAGCCGGTGGAGGAGAAGAATTTTAATACTAAAGCGATTCAACCCGTTATTGCACAGGCAAAGGGCTTAGTTGCTGCCTTAGAGGCGCTGGTCGGTGACCAGGAACCGGAGGGTGGTGACGAGCCGGAAGATGAAGTCGAGGACGAGAAAGGCTTTTTAGAGTTTTCTGAGAAGCGCAAGCTCATTCAAGACGCATCAACCGTACTAGGCGACGTATTAGCCGAAGCGCGCCGAGCTATTAAGGCTCAAGGGAGGTAGTCGGCATTTAATTTTACTTATTTATGGATGAAGCTCTAAAGAAGGAGCTCATGGGTGCGGTCGACGCATCTATCGAGAAAAACCTTCGTGAGATCGTTGGTCCTGAAGTAACTGCGCAGGTTGAAAAGTCTGTAAAGGCACTTCGCCTTGAGCGACAGCTCACAGGTCGGGATATTACTGGACTTACGGACGAGACTAAAATCGCGTTCGTTCAAGACATTCGCGCGATTGCACGTGGTGAAAAGGCCGCGTACTTGGAAAGTAGCGATCAGGCTGGCGGATACGTTGTACCTGTCGAACTTCACGCGGGAATCCTCCGCATCGCTGAGACAGTGGGAATCATCCCACGAGACGCTCGCCGATGGGAAATGGGTAGCGAAACTCTTGAAATTCCTCGATACACTGGTTCTGCAATGCAGGGTGAGTATGTCGGAGAAGATGATGAGGGAGATGAGACACAAAACGATCTCGGTGTAGTCCGTCTCAATGTTAAGACATGGATGACTATCTTCCGAATCGGTAACACTCTCCTCGCAGATGCGAAGGTAGGTGTTGCAGATTGGCTCCTTTCTCTTGCAGCAGAGGGAATGGCATACCGTCTTGACCGAGAAGGATTCGTAGGAGGAACCTACGCAGGTTCACCATTCATCGGTCTTCTTGGATCTGATGATGTAACTGTCCAAACACTTGGAACTGGCGCAACCGGTTTCGAGGATGTAAGTATCGACGAAGCGTCCACAGCAATCGGTAGTTTGCCTACCGCAGCACTTAACGATGCAGCGTTCTACTTCCACCGAACTGTGTGGGCGAAGATCCGATCACGAAGTACTGACGTGTATGACTACAGTCAAAGTCAGTTGCAAATCTTCAAGCGTGAAAATGGTATTCAACCAGTAGGAGTAATCCTCGGATACCCTGTTTACACGACTGATGTACTTCCAGCGTACTCAGCTTCTGCGATTTCAACGAAGTTCGGTGTATTTGGAAACCTCAAGCTCGCGCTTGCATGGGGAGACCGTGGCCCAGTAGAAATTGCAAAGTCAGACTCAGCTACCGTTGGTGGTAAGTCTGTATTCCGAGCAAATCAAACTGCGATCCGTATGACTCATCGTCATGCTCTCGGTATCCAACTACCAGCAGCAGCAGTTGTACTCAAGACCGCAGCAGCTTAGTAATTAACACCCATTCATTATGGATTACATTACTAGATGCGCGTTAAGTATTCGAGGGAGTCGAGTCGAACGAGGAGCGACCGTTTCTATGTCAGAAACGGACGCTACTCGCTACGGCGATGACCTCATTGCACTACGCGATGTTGCAGTGGTAGATGAACAGGTTGTCGAGGAAATTGCTATTGAAGACATGTCGCTTGCACAGCTCAAAGATGCTGCAAAAGCCATGGGTCTTTCAACAGCGGGATCAAAGGCCGACTTGACCGAACGTATCAAGCTCGCGCCAACAGAGGAGATTACTAGTTCAGAAGATTCTTCACATGAATAAGCTATTCGACAATATGAATCGCCCCGGGTTTCGTGGAGGCTCCAACACCTGAGAAGATGGAGCTATGAACAAACCAAACAAGTTTGCCCCCGAAGTTCGTGAACGCGCTGTGCGCCTGGTACAGGAGCATCGCGG